CCACGATGTTCAAGTTCGCCGATGGCGGGCTTATGCGTAACGGCGTGGCCGGCGAGGCCGGCCCCGAGGCGATCATGCCCCTCCGCCGCCTCCCCAGCGGCAGGCTGGGCGTCGAGTCCTCCGGCGGTGGTGCGGCCCCAATCACGATCCAAGTCAACGTGGATGCCAGCGGCAACCAGCAGATGTCTGGCGACGCCGGCCAAGGACAAGCGCTTGGCCGAGTGATCGCTGCTGTTGTGCAACAGGAGCTGGTCAATCAGAAACGCCCCGGTGGCCTCTTGGCTTCGTAAGCTGGTTGTATCTGCTCTGCTAAGTCTCGCTGTCGCGCTGCGCCAATGGCCACGTTTACCTGGACCGCCTCTTACGACGTAAGCGAATCGCACAAGCCGCGTGTTCGCAAGACGCAGTTCGGCGATGGCTATGAGCAGCGCACGCGCTTCGGCCTGAACACCGATCCCGAGGAGTGGCAGCTATCCTTTTCCGAGCGCACCGCCGCTGAACGCGACGAGATACGCGCCTTCTTGGCTGCCCGTGGTGGTGTCGAGTCCTTCGACTGGACCCCTCCCTGGGGAACACCCGGTAAGTTTGTCTGCGAGCAGTGGGATGTGTCTGCTAGCAACTGTGTAAGTAACACGGCACGCGCCACATTTAGGCGTGTCTTCGAGCCCTAAGCTGCGCAGCTGATGACCGTACCAGTCTCCGATCTACAGGCGATTGCGCCTAGCGCCATTATCGAGCTGTTTGAGCTTGATCTAAATACAGCGCAGCATGGTATAACGCAAACGTACCGTTTCCACGCTGGCAGCTCACTCAACGCTAATGGCGAAGTGGCATGGAACGGCAATAGTTACATGCGTTTTCCAATCGAAGCGACGGGGTTTGAATACAGCGGCAACGGTCAACTGCCGCGTCCCAAGGTGCAGGTCAGCAATATCATGGGCACCATCACCGCGCTGCTGCTCAGCTTGCCAAGTGGCCTGGAAGGCGCCAAGTTTACTCGGGTGCGTACACTAGCCCGTTACATCGACGGCGCTAACTTCCCCGGCAACACCAACCCATACGGCGCACCGGATCCGACCGCTGAATTACCGCGTGAAATCTACTATGTCGATCGCAAGGTAGTAGAAACACGCGACATTGTAGAGTTTGAACTAGCGGCGGCGTTTGACCTAGCGGGCATCCGCGCACCGAAGCGGCAGTGCATCGCGAACGTGTGCCAATGGGTCTACAAATCAACCGAGTGCGGTTACACCGGCGGCTTGGCAACATGCGATAAGACACTAGCGGCGTGCAAGGCGCACTTCGGCACTTACGCTGAGCTGCCATTTGGATCATTCCCTGGTGTGGGGGCCTTCAACGCATGACATGGCAAGATGCGGCGCTGCAGCACGCACAGGCCGAGGACCCACGCGAGGCGTGCGGTCTGTTGGTGGTTGTCAAAGGTCGCCGTCGTTACTGGCACTGCCGCAACCTATCCACCGACGCGGATCAGTTCATCCTCGATCCCGAGGATTATGCTGCCGCTGAGGATGCCGGCGAGATCATCGCCATCATCCACAGTCACCCGGCAATGCCGCCGGTGCCAAGCGCTGCAGACCTTGCCGGCATCGAGCGCTCCAGCCTGCCGTGGTACATCTGCAACCCGAAATCCGGCGCGTGGAGCGCAGAGCTGCTCCCAACCGGCTACAAGCCGCCGCTGGTTGGCAGGCCGTGGGTGTGGTCGCTGATGGATTGCTGGACACTAACTCGCGACTGGTACGCCGAGCATGGTTTGCAGCTGCTGGACTGGGATCGACCGCTAACACCAGAAGCGTTTGAGGCGGATCCGTTGTTCGACCGCTACTGGCACTCTGCAGGCTTCCGCGAGCTGCTAGAAGATGAACCGCTACAGGCTGGTGATGCACTGCTGATGGCGATCGACAACAACAAGCTTAATCATGTTGGCGTCTACGTCGGTGATCAGCTGATACTGCACCACCTACGCGGTCGGCTTAGCAGTCGTGATCTCTACGGTGGCTGGCTGATGAAATGCACCGGCCGAAGGCTGCGGCATTACGATGCGGGCAGGCTAAGGCTTCGATGATGCTGCGCAAAATCCGCGTTTATGGCAAGCTGGCATCCTTCCTCGGGCAGCGCACCTTTGAGGCCGCAGTCGATAGCGCAGCCGAGGCTGTGCGCTTCCTGGCGGTCAACTTCCCCGGCCTGGAGCGCCACATGGCAGACCAGCACTACCGTGTCACTGTCGGCGGTTACGATCTCGGCGAGGATGAACTAGCAGATCCAGTAGGGCAGCAGGTAATCAAGATCATGCCGGTGATCAGCGGTGCTGGCGGTGGCGTTGGCAAGATAATTGCAGGGGTGGCATTATTTGCTAGTGCTTTTTTCACCGGCGGCGCCACTATCGGACTGCTTGGACTTGCTGCACCGTTGGCTGTTAGCACTGCATTGGCTGGTGTTGGCATTAGTCTTGCCCTTACTGGTGTTGCGCAATTGCTATCGCCAACTCCACGCCTGTCAGGCCCAGGCACAAGCGGCAACCGCGAAGCGGACCCACGCGAAAGCTTTAGCTTTAGCGGCATCCAAAACACCAGCCGGCAAGGTTTGCCAGTGCCGATTGTCTATGGTGAAACTATCGTCGGCAGCGTTGTCATCAGCGCTGGTATCGACACCGTAAGGGTGCGCGGCTGATGGGCAAACTGATTGCCGGTGCTGGTGGTGGAGGAAGTGGCGGCGGAGCCTCACGATCTGAGCCGCAACGCACTCCAACGGTCGCAGGTGACAGCCTTGACTCGCGCCAATATGCCACCATCGTTGATCTCATCAGCGAAGGCGAGATCGAAGGCCTGAAGGCCGGCCAGCAGTCAATCATCCTGAACGACACACCGCTTCAAAATCCAGACGGCTCATACAATTTTCAAGGTATCACGGTTGATACGCGCACCGGCACACAAGCACAGTCCTACATAGCCATTGCGCCTGACGTAGAAGAAG